CAAAAGGAGCAGCAAAATAAGGAATACGATTAGGCACGAAAGGGTTAATCGCCAATCTAAGGATTTTACCATTTCCCACCCAAGCGTTAATTTGGACAGTATCCATGTCGGCATACTCGTCAGGGATATCGAGTCCTGCATCTTCTGCCATGTCTCTGTCAATATTTCCCCAATACTCGTAAACTTCAAACCTATCCACGCTATAACTTTTTGAATCTTCATCTTCAACTTGTGTCTCCCACCATTTACGGACATAATTAGTGCCCATGTCTATACATTCATCAATAGCTTCACTATCAAAGAATGGTCGTTTTTTAAGCCCCCTTAAATCAGAATGCGAAAGTTTATGTCTTTGAACTATGTATTCTGCTTGCTCCATATTCTTAGCGTCTGGATCAGGGTAAAAATTCCAGACAGAAACAAACTCAAGTTTAGGTACTGTTGTAATTCTTGGGCTATAGGCTACTTTGCCATTTTCATCTTCTTCCCAATTAGGTGTTTCTTTATCTACAGCAAAAGGTCCTTTTAATACTCCTGTACCAAATAAAGACATTTCAAAAGCTGCAGAACGCAAATGTTTAGACGCAGAAGATTCTTCTAACTGATCTAAAATAGTTTCTTCCATTCTTTTTGCTGCTTCATCTGCAGGATGATATGTTATAGAAGTATGTGTTAATCCTGGACCTTCTTGCACATTAGGTAAATCTTGTTCTAATCTTTCTCTTAAAGTTTTGTTAGTAGCTCCTGGTGGTAAATCATTACCATCGCCTGGATATCCATAAGGAGATTTATTTTGGCTTTCTGGAGACAGAGGATCAAAATGTAATTCTTTATCTATGCCTTCAGGTATTCTAGTAGATTGTATTCCTATAGGAAATTTTTGTCCTGCAAATAATACATCTGTTATCTGACCATAAGCAGCCATTACTTTAGTCTTAGTTACTTTAATAAATACTTGACTTTTTTCACTTTCTGTAAATTGATTATCACTACCATATAAACCTCTATAGTTTCTATAGGATGTTAGCCATCTTTTTTCTTGATCATATCTAGCATCTTCTGAACGCCCATAAGCACTTTTTACATGAGATGCTAAAGTGTTTCCCTCTTCATCTATTGTATCTGCTGCTCCTAATGATTCTTCTAAATTAATATTTTCTTCAGCCATTTTTTGTCCTTCTAATATCCAAACGATTGATCGAATGGTTGCCATCTTTTAGGTTGATGTTCTGGGTTATAATCAAACACTGACCTTGGCACTGGTCTTGACATGATACCATAACGCAAAGCATCATAGCCATGATCATAATCTATTTTTGTATTAACATCTTCTGGGTTATTCTTATCTAAAGGTATTTGAGGTAGCTCTGCAATTAACTGTGTACAATTCTCAAAAAACTCTATACTTGCTTCTCCCATATCTTCGTCAACTCTCAAAAGTCTATGCAGTTCATTTTTACCTGCTATGCGACTTCCCTTGGTTCTATCGGATGGTCTCCATCTACATCCTCGTTGGACCATTGTTTCTGCAATACTTGGTCCTGTTTGACCACGCTGTTGCCAACATGATGAGTCGAGGACTCCGTATGTAATATTTTCGTTCCCTGCTTTATGCTCGATATCGAGAATGATATCTGCGAGCTCTTCAGCAGTTTTTTTACGAACATAAAGTTCTCTATATACCGTGATCTTACCATCAGGTCTAGCAGCCATCCACAAAACGACAGACCAACTACTATACCCATAATCACAAGACCGAAATTTTCTCCATGACCTCGGAATGTCATAGGGTTGAACAACATGCTTATCTCTGGAAAATTCATTAAACGCAGCTCCTTCAGCTATATCCCATGATCCCTCCAAAAGTTGTTTCCGTTGTACTTCTGGTAGAGATAATAGGTTTGCCTCATACTCACCTGACTCAGCTAAATAAGGATTATCCGATAGCTTTGCAGGAATGAATCTACGCCTAAAAAGAGGATTACCTTCTTTTTCATGTCCTTTCGGCCACTTTAAAGTTTTTCCAGACTCTATATCCGTAGCATCAAATGCTCTATTGAAAGGAGAAGGATCAATAAACATTTTCTTTACCCATATATGACCAGGACCACCTGGATTGCTTGTAGCTCTCATATAAATAGGTAATTTAGGATCTGTTGTTCTAAGTCTTGATCTTAAATAGTCCCATGCATAAGGAGTAGGATACTGTGTGAGTTCATCAACCCCAATCCATGTAAATGCTTGTCCTTGATATCGCAGAACATCTTTGTCTTGTTCTAGATATGTCATCCAGATTCTAGCCCCAGAAGGAAAAGTCCATAAAGACTTTCTTTCACTCCAATGTGCCCCTTTAAATACTTTAGGGTACATATCTTGACTTTTCTGTACCAACTCTCTTAATTCGTCATTAGTTCTACGAATTATTAATGCAGAGTGATTTGGATTATCACAATATCTTAAAACATCTGCTAACAAGGCATAAGATTTACCTCCGCCTGCTGCACCCCCATATAATACTTCTCTTTCATTAGATGCCAAAAACTCTGTTTGAGGACCAGAGTTTGGCTTAAAAATTATAGGCTGTTCTTCACGAACTTCTTCCTCTACAACTTTCAATTTCTTTTCAGCGTGTTTTAGTTTGCGTTTAGCTACTTGCGTTGCTTTCTTTGCGTTTGTAAGCTTCTGCTTCTGCACTGAGGTCTTCTTGCGTTTCCTCTGCTGCCTTGGCTTTGGCTTGTCTCCATCTAATACGAGCTGCTTTACTTCTTTTGTCACTTAGTTCCTTTTTTGCCATTTTATAAAGGGCTACATGTGATATCTTTCTACCTGTCTTAGCTGATAACCACTTTGCTACTTCTCTGTAACTTGATCCTTTTAAATACTCTTTTGCTTTTTCTAAATATGCTAATTCTAACGGTACTTCTTCTAATAAATCTGTAGAGCCTTCAACTAACTTCCATCCATACGGTATTGTAGATGAAAGTCTTCTTTTATATATCGTTTGTTCCTTCTTCTGTTCCATCTTGTTCATCGTTTTTTCTAGGTAATAGAAAAATTCCTTGTGGAGCTTTTACTTCAACTTTATCTGTCTTGCTTACGCCTATTCTATCTAATACATCTTTTGCTGCAGCTAGTTTATCTCTGTTGCCCATTTCTACTGGTTCATCTATAACACCTACAATAGCCATCGCTGCTTTTGGTGCATTTGCTGCTAAATAATTTTTAGATGCTGCTATAATATCTTCTTCGCATCCTTTTAATACATCGCTTACAGAAGTGTTTTTTGAATATTCAGCCATGTCCATAGCTGCTCTATAATTGCCTTGGGCTTCTCCGAATAATGCTTTTATAAACATTTGTTGTTTGGGAGTCAAGTTATCCTCCTATTACTATTTGTTCTACGACAGTTGTTACTGTCAAATCATCAGCAGCTCCTGCTGTAGCAGTTATTAAATCTCCTGCTTCAAGACCTATAAGAATATCATTTAACCAAAGATATCCACTTGCTGCTATACTATTTGCCCCAGTCAACGCATAATAAGTTGTTGCTGAAGCGTCATACCATTCTAATTTTAATGTTGCTGCATTAGATGCGTCAACATTTCCTGCTATAATCTGTCTTACTATAGACCGATGGTTGGAGGGCACTGTGTATACAGTAGTCCTATTTGTAGACGATAATGCTACAGATGATGTTACTAGTAACCCTCCTTGCATCATTAACCTACTAAGTTAGCTAAAATAAGAAGTGCTACTAAACCAAGACCAATATACATACCAATCTTTTTATTTCTAGCAGAAATTTCTACTACTTCTTTTTTAGGTTCAATTTTAGTTGCAGCTTTTTTAGCTGTTGTTGTTTTAGCTTGTGCCATAATCAACTCCATAATAGCCTCGTACTCTCTATTTTTTTTTGTCTGATACGATAGCAATTCCAAAAACACACTTTTTGCCTTTTGGAGATATAACTTTTCCTTTTTTAGCTTTAGGTACATTGTTTTTAGGATTGCCTTTAAAATACATATCTTACTCTGATTTTTGTTCTTTAGTTTTAATAGTTATATCTAAGTCTTTACCTTTAGGTGCAGTTGCAGTTAATGATATTTGTGATGCTGCACACCCTGTAAGAACAAGACCTATAATTGCTATTGTTAATAATTTCTTCATGTCTTTCTCCGTTTTTTACCTGCTCGTTTATTACGAGGAAATGATCTATTAGCACTACGAGATTTTACTCTTAAATTGCTTTTTTTATTATTCCTAGGATTACCATCCTTATGATCTATATCCTTTTTATCACCTTTTTTAACAGTGCCTTTTTTTAAAGCTCTGTTTCTAGCTGTGTTACGAGAAGCTCTTCTTTTCTTTTGCTTAGTCTTAGAATGATAATTTTTATATTCTTTTTTATAATTTCTTGCCATCCTAATCCTTATACAAATTATTGAAAGTTATTTCTGGATCTGTATAACTTTCATGTTCTTCACTACTGTGAAGCCATTGACTAGGGCTAAAATCAGGAGCTCCTTCTCCTGTAACCCACAATGCAGGGTTAGTAACTCTTACTCTGTTATTAGGTAACGCTACTATGTTTCCTTTCCATTGTCCCTCAGTCAAGTATAATACATGACTTTGTTTATGTTGGTCTGGACTATCTGCTATGTCATCTTCTGTATAATCTACAGTAAAAATATACTTAGCTAAATAAAACTCACCATCTATTTTGGCATACCAAGGTGATGATGATGTTCTGTCCAAAACTACTACCTCATGTTCTCTAGACATACAGTCCCAAGGCTGACACAAATGATTTTCCATTCTGTCTGGCCATTCTTCTAGTGGTATATCTGCTACTAAACCTTGTATAGGCATTCTAGCCCACATAGCACCACCATGAACATTTGGCTCATCTAATTCATTTTCGCAACCAGTAAATACAATCTGAAAAGATAGTGATCTATCTGGTATACAATTTACTGCTATTACTAATCCATGTAAAAACTCACCATGATACTCTTGATGATTAGCTGTAAATTCTCTTCTAACCCATACTTTAAAATATGGGACATTCGATATAAGATGGGGCATAAACTATTTCTTAGTCCTAGCTCCGCCTCTCCTCATACCTTTAGCTTTCTTAATAGCACCGCCTCGTCTCATGCCTTTAGCTTTTTTAACTACGCCACCTTTTTTAGCAAAGCCTATTTTATTCCTAACTGTTTTTGGTAGCTTTTTAAGACCTTTGTTTCCTGCAGGAACTTTTTTCAAAGTACCTCCTTTGTTCATGCCTTTAGCTTTTTTAACAGTTCCGCCTTTTTTAGCTTTAGGAAAACCTGCTTTCATGTTAGCATAAGCTTTAGGACTAATAGTAGATTTCTTTTTACTACGGCTAGTACCTGCTTTTTTTCTTTTATTGATATTTCTGTATAATGACATTATATTAACCTTTATGTTTTACACTGACTTGGTGTTCTACCCCTCTATACATACCAAGTCTATACGATATACCTGTAACTTTTTTACTAGGTGTATAGGGAATCCCTCTGTATATTTTATTTAGACCTTTTTCTATGTCAATCATAGGATAGGTAATTACTTTTTGATTTGTTCTATATATTTTTTCCATTAGCATTTCCACCTTCTTCTTGCTTGTCTAATACGAGAGTTCGGATTGTTTCTTGTTTTTGCTGAACTTCTCTTCAGTTGCCCTAGTGATCTTGCACAATAGGACTTCCTTCTTTTAGCAGCTTTACTGCCTTTTTTTACTTTGCCTGTTACGGCTGTTTTTAACTTAGAGCCAGGATTCGCTTTACGATATGCCCTAACTCCTTTGGCTGTCATACCTGCACCTTTTTTAGTAGGGCGGTAATTAGCTCCTTTACCTTTTGTTGTCTTTCTAATAGCCTTAGCTTTTTTCCTAGCCATTAAATCCTCGTTTACTGTACCACCACACAAATGCTGCAGTTAGTGGTAATATCGCTACAAACATAACAACATCTCCTTGCATAAAGTAGTGCAAAGAGCTATAAGAGAAAAATACCCCTAGAATACATGCTGCTAATTTTAATAACTCCGTCATTTTTATCCTGTAGGGGGTACAAGATAAACCCATACCCCCTTATGCCTACATACTTTGTAAAGACTTGTTCTTATACCGCAATCTCCTCAGAAAAAAGGATACAAGACGCTTTAGAGGGACATCATTTTTTGTCTTTACGAAAAGCATGTTTCTTGGCAAA